GCTATTATAGATTAAAAAACAATGTCAGAGCAAACATCTAAAAATCCTCTACAAAAATTAAAAGAAAAATTTGATGATAAAGAAGAACAATTAGAAATATTAGGTACATTTATTAGGCTAGGGGTCATGGTCTGGGCAGGGTTTATCATCAGCCTTAACTACATAACCATTCCAGGCGTAACAGAAGGCAGAGAGGTTAAAGATATTACCTTTATAGCTTCAGTATTTACAGGGTGTTTAGCCAGTTTTAATATCACTCCTGGAGGCAAGAAAAAGAAAGATCAAACACTAGAAGGGGGTAAAGGTGTTGCAAACTCTACTGAAAACGTGCAAACTATAAGAATAATACAAGAACCAATTAAAATTATTGGTGTTACTACAGTTGATCCCAAAGCAAAAACATGAAAAAATTTTTATTAATTTTATTACTATTAGCAACTTCACCTGTTAAAAGTGATATAAAGCAAGAGTTTACAACCTCTGCACAGATAAGTGTAGATATGCCTTATAGCGTTACAAATAAATTAGGTACAACTTATTCAATATCAGGTAACAATATTACTCCATCTGTAACTTCTGGAGGATCTACAACATCTGGTGCAATTGGTGGACTTAACGTTTCTAGTTTAACTTCGGGTGTACCTGCTCTTATACAAACTGACAAAGCAGTAACAAGTGCAGGGTCAGCATTTTCTTTAACAGAATCAGTAACAGTAGGAGATGCTTTACCTTCTGCAATAACTCCTTCTAGTGGCATTGCATCAATACCTCATTTATCAGGGCAAACAACTGTAGGATCAGGAGGTACTGCTGGTTCTTTAGGCATGACTAGCGTTTCATCAGGTGTTCATACTTGCACTGCAGGTGGTAGTGGTACAAGTTGTATAGGATCAACTAGAGTTACTATTACAATTGACTAAATTTTGTTTTTTAATACTGCTACTTTACACACCGAGAGTATTTGCAACCCCAATTACTCCAACCTTTCGTACTGGATCTTCAAGCACAAATTCTACATCTCAAAGTGTAGTGGTGGAGAGTATAACCAGTTATCAGTACCGCACAGGATACTCTTTAAGTGTGTCAGGTCACAATATTGAAAGCAATGACACTAATGGTTATATCAATTCAATACCAACGTCTGAATCTACTCAAACAGTTAATGGCATTAATTTTTCTTATACAAGTCCTACCTTGGAAGGTGTGCCTAGATGGAAAATAGTAACAGAAGGTCAACCTTTTTCTTTAGTAGAAACAATGATCACACCAGGAATAGACACAATAACCCAAATAAACCGCACCATAACAACTACTTCTACAACTCAAATAGAAACTACCTTTGGGCAATAATTTTATTGTGTTTATGTCCGACTAAGGTATTATCAAATACAACCGTAGCAAGTCCTTCTAGTAACGCACAAGGAACAGTAAATAACAATGCTACAATGATTGCCCCACAGAGTACACCACAGTTTAGAATGTCTCAGGGTATTGTTTGTAGTTCACCTAGTCTTACGATTACTCCATATTTAACAGATGCATGGAGCTTTAACAGACCAACAGAAACTGTTACTAGACAAAATATATACGACGAAGATACTGGCGAGATAAAATATGTCCAAGAAACACCTCGGTTTGAAAAAGATAACTATAACCTTAACTATGGAATCAGTATGCAATTTAGTATTCCGTTAGGTAGATCACCAGATTTATGTCATAAAGCAACAGAAGTAAATATAAAAAATCAAGAATTATTATATGAAAAAACAAAATTAGAAATTGCTTTGTATAGATTAAAAATATGTGGTGAGCAAGCTAAGTTAGGGGTTCAATTTGTTAATGAATATGCAACCATATGTGAGGGAATACAAGTAACAATACCTCCAGGTCAAGTATTACCTCATACGCACGAAATTAAAAATTAAACTATTTTTTTTTGACGTTATTTTTCTTTTTAAATATTTTCTTAAAGATTGTTTTACTAACAGATTTTATTATGCCAAGCAAAGCAGGTGAAGCTGCTGCTATTAATGAAATAGCTGTTACATTTAAAGCACTACTTGGTGATGGCAATACAGAATCAATAAATGTAACCTGCTCATATAAAGGAATACATTCGATACCGTCTAAACCTCGTTTATAGCCTGAAATGCGTTCTATACGTGCCTCTGAAGTATATTCTCCAATTCTTCTATCATTACTAGATGGACAATCAGGTACTATATCTTCTTTCTTATCTTCTTCTTTTGGTATATTTGGTTTAGGATTTTCACCTTTAGGCATTTCTGTTTTGTTTTGCATTAAAGGTTGTTCTTCAATTATGGTTAAATTGTCTGGATTATAATTAATCGGCAAATAACTAGGATAAGGACAGGAGGTAGTAACACCATTAGGATCATCTATTAATAAATTGTTATTACCAGTGTTTTTAATATCTCTATGCTGATAAGTA